CTGCTCGCCGCCCGCCCCGACGCCACCGGCGCCGAGCTCGTCGACGAGCTCGACCGCCCCGGCGTCCAGGCCCGAGCACCCGACCCCGGGCCCGCCTACCGGCCGCCACCACCCCCGACCGACCCCGCCGCCTACGAGCTCACCACGAACGACCGCGGCGCCCCCGTCGCACACCGCCGCACCGCCTGACCCACCCAGCCAGGAGCACCCGAGCATGAGCACCGCACGAGCAGAGACGTTCACCGACCGGGACGGCGGCCACCGTTGGCGCATCGTCGCCGGCAACGGCGAGATCGTCGCCACCAGCGAGGCCTACACCCGACCCCAGGACGCCGTCCGAGGCCTGCACGACCTGGCCCGCATCGTCCTGTCCCTCACCCGCCTCGACGCCACGGGCGTGCACGTCGAGGCCGTCGAGCACACCCCCGGAGGCAGCAGCTCGTGACGACCCGCAGGAAGGCCCCCAGGATCGACACGCTCCGCAACCAGGCCGCCGCCACCGTCGAGCTCCTCGGCACGGCCGGCAAGGTCCTCGAGACGCTCCACGAGCTCGCATACGACCGCCAGCACGCCACCGGCGAGCTCAAGGTCAAGGGCGGCCAACGCGACTACGCGCTCGACCGACACGGCGACCCCAAGGCCCGGGCCGCCTACCGAGAGCTCGGTCACGCCATGGACCACGCCTGCACCCGGCTCACCATCGCTGCGCACGACGTCGTCCGGGTCGTCAACGACGCCGACACCGACGCCACGCCTGCACGCCGCCACCCCATCACGGTCAGCCTGGTCGAGATGGTCGAGCTCATCGACGCCCAGCACCGCAGGTTCCAGCGCGGCGAGTTCAACCCCGGACGCACCCTGCCCCAACCGCTCGGCCACCGCCGCCCCGAGGCGCAGCTCACCAAGAGGATCCGCGAGCTCGAGGCCCAACTCGCCGACCGCGATCGCCGGATCCGGGACCTGGAGGACGAGGTCCGGGAACGAGCGACGTGACCGGGGTGCCCGCCGAGCTGACCGCCCGACACCGGGGGATCAGTCCACAACTTGACTCGCTGGTGTACGGTGTTCGCTAGAGATGCGAGCGGTGCGCCCCGGGCCACCGCTCGCAGCGCGTCCGAGGTGATGTGACCGCCATGGCTCGACGCCCCCGCCGGCACTACAGCGGCGACTACGCCGCCCGGGCGGCGGCCCTGCGAGCCCGAGCCAACGCCGACCCTGCCACCCGCTGCTGGCGCTGCGGCCGCACCCTCGCCGAGCATCCACCCCACCGGAACGGCCGCCGGCCGACCTGGCAGGCCGGGCACGTGGTCGACGGCCAGGCAGGCGGCACGCTCCTACCGGAAGCGTCGACGTGCAACGTCACCGCCGGCGCCCGCATCGGTGCCCAACGCAGCCGCGGCCTCCGCACCACCCGCGCCTGGTGAGCCCAGAGGGGGGAGGGGAGGGGCCGATCTTCGGGTCGGGCCCGCCCGACCAAGACCCGCCGCTCTTCGTCGTCTCTCTCTAGTCACGATCCGAGGTCGGGCATGGCTCCACCGTCGCCCTCTCCCGAGGCGAAGCCGACCAAGAAGGCCCCGGCGAAGAAGGCCCCTGGGAAGGCCTCGGCCAGGAAGAAGCCGGCACGGTCGACGCCGCCGGCGGACCCGGCGGAGATCTCAGCCACCGCCACACCCGACTTCGTGGAGACCCGTCGGGTCGAGCTCGAAGCGTTGCGAGCACGGCTCAAGCTGGCGCTGGAGTCACGGGCCACGCCCGCTGGCGCGATCGCCGGCCTGTCCAAGGAGCTGCGGGCCGTCATGGCCGAGCTCGGTCAGCTCCCGACCGGAGAGGTGTCGTCCGTCGATGAGCTCGCCGACCGCCGAGCTGCTCGGCGTGCAGGAACCGCAGCTGGTGCATCTGCCGCCCGACGTTCGCAGCCTCGCCGCCGCGGAGGAAGCCAGCGACCTGGCTGACGCGGTCGGCATGACCCTCGACGGCTCGCAGCGGTACACGCTGCGGGCGGCGCTCGGCGAGCGCGCCGACGGGACCTGGTCTGCGTTCGAGGTGGCGGACATCCAGCCGCGCCAGAACGGCAAGGGCGAGACGATCCAGGCGCGTGAGCTGGCCGGCCTGTTCATCTTCGCCGAGGAGCTCATCATCCACACCGCCCACGAGTTCGCGACAGCGAACGAGGCGTTCCTCCGGATGGTCGCGGTCATCGAGTCGCACCGTGACCTCGAGGCCAAGGTGCTGCGCATCCGATTCGCGAACGGCGAGCAGGGGATCGAGCTCCGCAACGGCGCCCGGTTGAAGTACCGGGCCCGCACCGGTGGCGCCGGTCGAGGGTTCGCCGGCGCCGCCCTCGTGGTCTACGACGAGGCCTACGCGCTCAAGGCGGAGCACGTCGCCGCATCGCTGCCGACGCTGTCCACCCACCCGAACCCGCAGGTGTGGTTCGCCAGCTCGGCCGGTCTCGCCGACTCCACCGCCCTGTGGAAGCTGCGCAAGCGGGCCCTGGCCGGCGGTGCCGGCCGGCTCGCCTACTGCGAGCACACCGCCGAGCAGGTCCACCTCGACGAACGCGGCCGGGTGGTGTCGGACCCCATCGACATACATGACGACCGCAACGTGGCCTTGGCCAACCCGGCGTTCGGCTACCGGATCACCGGCGAGTACGTCGCCGCGGAGCGCGACGCCATGGACGCCGAGAAGTTCGCCCGTGAGCGGCTCGGCGTGTGGGACCCGCTCATCGAGGACCTCGAGGAACGAGAGCCGAAACTCCCCGTGGACGCGTGGGAGCGGACCGTGGGAGAGCCGCCCGAGATGGTCCCCGGCGAGATCACCCTCGCGTTCGACGTGAGCCTCGACGGCGAGTGGGCCTCGATCGCCATCGGAGCCAACGACCTCCGCAGCCCCTACGTCGAGCTCGTGGAGCACCGCCAAGGCACCGGCTGGCTCGCCGGCCGGCTCGTCGAGCTCATCCACCGGTGGCAACCGACCGCCGTCGGCTGCAACGGAGCTGGCCCCGCCGGCTCCCAGGTCGGCCCCGTGCTCGTGGCCATGCGCGAGGCCGGCATCTCCGCCGACCTGCTTCACCAGCTGAGCGCCCAGGAGTACAAGCAGGCGTGCGGCGGCTTCTACCTCGACGTCGTCGAAGAACGCCTCGTCCGCCCCGCCGGGCAGACCCCACTCGACACCGCCGGCGGAGACGCCACCGAACGGACCCTCGGCGACGCGTGGGCCTGGGACATCCGCTCGGCCACCGTGCCCATCTCACCGCTGGTCGCCGTGACCATCGCCCGGGCGCTGCTGCCCACCGAACGGTCGAAGCCGAAGGAGCCGCAGGTATGGTCGCTGTCCTCGTTCGACTGATCGCCGCGCTGGCCCGCCCGTCGGTGCTCGAGCTGCTCGGCGTCGCGCTGATCATCTTCGCCGTCGCCGTGATCGCCGGATGGCCGTGGGCGGTGCTCGCCGCCGGCCTGCTCCTCCTCCTGGTCGCCGCAGCGGTGGAGGCCCGACAGCCGCGGGGTGACGGGTGACGTTGCTCGGCGCGCTGGCGCGGCGGAGCGTCGAGAACCCGACGCTGCCGCTCACGTCGACCGCTCTGGCCGACTGGCTGTCCGGGTCGTTCACCTCCGGCGCCGGCGTGCCCGTCAACGAGCGCACCGTCTACGGGCTCGGCGCCTGGTACCGAGCGATCGCCCTCATGGCCGGCACCATCGCAGCGCTGCCCCTGCACGTCTACCGGATCGGCACCAGGGAGCGGGCCACCCAGGGGTTCGTGCTCGACTCACCGAGCCGGCACATGACGCCCTTCGAGTTCTGGCAGACCATGGTGGCCAACGCCCTCACGTGGGGCACCGGCTACGGCCGCAAGGTACGCAACGCCGCCGGGATCGTCGTCGAGGTGCTCGTCATCCACCCGTCCCGGGTGGAGGTCCTGCTCGTCGACGCCACGGCCGACAACCCCGCCGGGAAGCTCTACCGGGTCCACGACCGGCGCGGTCACGCCACCGTCTACGGGCCCGCCGACATCTTCGAGCTGCCCTACCTCTCGCTGGACGGCACCGTCGGCCTGCGGCCACTCGAGCTGTTCCGCCAGACGCTCGGGTCGTCGATCGCCACCGAACGCACCGGGGCCCGGCTGTGGGCCAACGACGCCAAGGTGGGCGGCGTCCTCGAGACCGACGCCAACCTCGACCGCGACCAGGCCCGCCGGCTGCTGCAGGGGTTCAGGGACGCCTACGCCGGAGCCGAGAACGCCGGCAAGGTCGCGCTGCTCGACAACGGCACCAAGTACTCGAAGATCGCGCTGCCGCCCGACGACGCCGAGCTGCTCGACTCGCGGAAGTTCACCGTCTCCGAGGTCGCTCGAATCTTCGGGATCCCGCCACACATGCTCGGCGACGTCGAGCGCTCCACCAGCTGGGGGAGCGGCATCGAGTCACAGATGATCGGGTTCGTGCAGTTCACGCTGCTGCCCTGGCTGAAGCTGATCGAGCAGCGCGCCACCCGCGACCTGCTCCCCGGCGGATGGACCACCGGGTCGTGGTACGCCGAGTACGCCGTCGAGGGCCTCCTCCGCGGCGACAGCGCCGCCCGCGCCGCGTTCTACCACCAGGCCATCACCGACGGGTGGCTGTCCCGGGCCGAGGTGCGTTCCAAGGAGAACCTGGAACCGGGTCCCGACTCCCTCGAGGAGTACCTCGTCCCGTCGAACCTCACCCTCGTACAGGTCGACGGCCAGCTCGTCCCCCTGGGCGGCACCAACGCCGGCCAGGCCTCCGACACCTCCGCCGCCTGACCCTCCCGACAGGAGCCTCCATGACGGCACTCGCCGAGCGCAGCGCGCTGCGCGACCAGATGCCCCGGGCGGTCGACGCCCGCGGCCGCCGCCTCTTCCGCGGACTGATCGACACCCGCGCCCTCGTGCGCGCCGACGAGGACGGCGACGGGTCGATCGGCTTCAAGGGCCACGCCATCGTGTGGAACACCCGCACGTGGATCGGGTCGAAGTCGTGGGGGTTCTGGGAGCAGATCGCCCCCGAGGCCGTCACCAAGACCCTCCAGGAAGCGGACATCCGCTTCCTGATCAACCACGACCCGAACCTGCTGCTGGGCCGCAACACCGCCGGCACGCTGCGCCTCGAGTCCGACACCACCGGCCTTGCCGTCGACGCCGACATGGCCGACGTCTCCTACGCCCGGGACCTGGCCGTCCTCCTCGACCGCGGTGACATCTCCCAGATGTCGTTCGCGTTCGAGGACGTCGCATGGACCTACGAAGAGGCCGAGGACGGCAAGCCGCTGTACACGCTCACCGAGATCCGCCTCTTCGACGTCAGCGTCGTCACCTACCCGGCGTACGAGGAGACCGACGCCGGGCTCCGCTCCCTCGCTTTCGAGCAGCTCGCCCGCTCCGCAGGGCTCACCAGCTCCCAGAGCCGCAGCCTCGCCCGGCACCTCGCCGCCGGCGAACCCATCGACGACGACATCGTGGCCGCCCTCCGGCACGTCGCCCCCCGCGCCGCCACGACCGAGACCGATCCGACCGCCTCCACCGGCGAGCGGACCGACCACCCCGGGCCGGCCGAGCCCACCCGGGACACCAGCCCGCCGGCAGGGACCACGGGCACCACCACCATCCAGCACCTCCGGCGAGAGACCCTCGCCCGACGCACCAAGGAGAACGGCTGATGCCGACCCTGCAGCAGCTGCGCGACAAGCGCGCCAACGCCTGGGCCCAGGCCCAGGAGTTCCTGGCCCGATCCGAGTACACCGACCTGTCCGCCGAGGACGAGGCCGCCTGGCAGCGGGCCCTCGCCGACATCGACTCGCTCGGTGAGCAGATCACCAACCGCGAGACCACCAGCGAGCTCGAGACCCGCTTCGCCGAGATCGACGAGCAGACCCGCGGCGACGGCGCCCCCACCGCGACCCGCACCGGCGTGCCCGGCGACGACGCCGCGGCCAACACCGAGTACCGGGCCGCGTTCACCCGGTTCCTCCGCCACGGCATGGGCGAGCTCACCGTCGAGGAGCGCCAGCTGCTCCAGGCCAACTTCGACGCCGAGCTGCGCGCCCAGGGCGTCGCGGGCGGCGCCGCCGGCGGCTACACCGTGCCGGAGGGCTTCTGGGCGAAGGTCACCGAGGTGATGAAGTACTTCGGCGGCGCCGCCGCCGGCGCCGACGAGATCACCACGTCGTCCGGCAACCCGCTGCCCTGGCCCACCAACGACGACACGGCCAACGAGGGCTACTACCTCGGCGAGAACACCGAGGCCACCGGCGAGGGCGACCTCGCGTTCGCCCAGAAGGCCCTCGGCGCCCACACCCTCGTGTCCGGGCCCGTCAAGGCGTCGCTGCAGCTCGTCCAGGACAGCGGCATCGACATCGAGGCCTTCATCGCCCGCAAGATGGGCGAGCGCCTCGCCCGCCGGTCCAACCGGGCGTTCACCGTCGGCTCCGGTGGCCCCGGCGAGCCCCAGGGCTACGTCACCGGCGCCACCACCGGCAAGACGACCTCGTCGGCCACCGCGATCACGTACAACGAGATCATCGACCTGATCCACAGCGTCGACGCCGCCTACCGGGCGACCGGCCGCTGCCAGTTCAAGCTCCACGACCTGGTCCTCGCCTACGTCCGCAAGATCCGCGACGACAGCGGCGGCGCCGGCGTCGGCCGGCCGATCTGGGAGCCGTCGGTCCAGGCCGGCGTCCCGGACCTCCTGCTCGGCTACCCGTACACGGTGAACAACGACATGGCGTCGACGGTGGCGACCACCAACAAGACCATGGCCTTCGGCGACTTCCAGTCCGCGTTCGCGATCCGGCGGGTCGCCGGCGGCCAGATGATGCGCCTCGCGGAGCGCTACGCCGAGTACCTCCAGGTCGGGTTCATCGGCTTCGAGCGGCACGACTCCCTCGTGCAGGACTCGAG